ACTTTTTTGATTGCCCATCTGGTACCTTTGTATCTGTGTAACTCTATGGCGTTTTTTACCAGTTTTCGTTTTTGTTCTATGTCTGTTGCCAGTTCATAGCCTTCTACATGAAACTGTTCGGCTAGATGGGGAAGAGCGGAAGCGTCAACGTTATCAATAATATAGACAAGCAGAGGCGTCAGATCGATCGTACCGAGCCGATCAATCAGCTCATTAAACGCCTTTGTGCTTTCATCTCGTATTCCCGCAGGGATCAACCTTTCATCAGCCATTTGTGTACCCCACTATATTAACAGTGTATCCGGTACAATTTGCCCACTCATTGTCTGCAATGGTTCTGTCTGTAAATTGAGTCGTGCCTTCCGTCAGCGTTAAAGACACTTTATAAACCCCATAAACACTATTTAACAAGGCTATAATCTGGTTTGAAACAATGTCTTTCCCAAGCTTCGCCTTAAGAAAAGCAATATAATCATCAAGCCTTTTCTGTATCTCTTCTTGGACGGTGGTGGCATCGGCATAATTATACAGGGTCACATCCACCACCATATCAAAATCCACCCGTGTCGGGCTTAAAACCTGTACCTGATCCGTGAGTGGTCTAATCCTCTCATTGTTCAAAATAGTGCTTATACGGTTTAAAACCTCCTGTGTAGGATTGCCGTCTCCCATAAGAGGATAAACATTCACAACACCAGGGGACGGACTGGATACTGATACATCCACGATATCCTGGTGGGCTGTTTTTGCCCAGTAAACATAAGCACCGGATGGCCCGGCAACGCTGAATTTCTCGGGTGCTTCTTTGATTCGCTCTCTATATCTATCATCACTCTCCGCATCAGCGCCACCATAACTAATTGTAGTGTTTGACGCACTTTCTACATAAGCAATCGGATCAACCAGGACAGAGATATCCCCAGCCAAATATCCATTCGCATCTATACCAGGAGTCTCAGCTACTGCAACCACATCAACGGACATTTGCCCAGCGGTGATGGTCCCCGCTTCTATAGTAGCAAACACCTGCTTTCCATCTTTTGTCTCAATTCTTGTCCCCGCAGGAATTGTAACGTCAAAAGTCTGTGTTTCCGTCAAGGTAAACCTGATTGTGGTCCTTGCAGGTTGTGCCTCTAACCTCGTAACACCAACTAACTCGCCCAGATAATCCAACATTGGATATTTTGCGAATGCCACTAGGTTTTGCTTTGCAGCTTCCTGGATGGCAATGCGTATCAAACTTTCACGGTAGGCGATCAAATCAATCAGGAGCCGTTCTACCTGCGCCGGTTGCAGGGTTTTCCCGGTCATCCCCTCGTAAAATTGTATTAATTCCTGGGTAATCTGTGCTGGGTCTCTATCTATAAAACTTGGTTCTGGCAGGCTCATACTGTCACCTCGATTGTTTCTTCTGTTTGTGTAGTTTTAAGTTTCCATTCTATCGTAAATTTTACCTGGGCCTCGATAATTTCAGCGGTGATTTTCACTATCTCAACCCGTGGCTCCCATGTCGTTATGGCGTCAATGGCCTCCCGAATAACATTCGGAATAGCCTGATCAACTGGATAATCAATATATTTCCATAAATCAGAGCCAAACTCTGGGCGGTGAGGGTCGCTCCCTTTGGGAGTCGCAAGGATGATATAAATACACTGGTTTATGTCGTCAAAATCCTCTACTATTTTCCCGATCTCCCCCAGCTTTGGTTGCCAGTCTAAAGACTCGATTTTGTTTACATTCATCATATCAGCCTACCTATTACGGATGTGTGTGGTGGTTAGAGTTTCCGCTATCGTCCATAATCGTACCAGTGGCGTGGAAACTGCCGTCCACTTCCACGTTTCCAGTAATAGTGAGATTCCCAACCATCTCAAAATCACCTTGAAGCTTCCCTATTGTACTGCCGCCGCTAATCGGCTGAAAATTGATCGCTGGAGCCTGTAAGGTGATAGCTGTTGCACCTGTCACGGTTACCTGTGAGCCACCAGATATATCTACCTCACCACCAACAGTAACAGTGGCATTTCCTGTTGCCTTTGCCTCGATATCGCCTTTTACATCGGCATAGAGCTTGTGATTTGCTCTGTCATACTCAATAATCGTTCCATCTTCAAACTTCACGTGATACTTATCCTTGCTTGAAACAGGCACAGCGTCAGCTTGAGAATAAATTGCTCCTATTACAACGCCTTCCTCACCATGTTCATCAAGAAGGCAAACCACATGTTCGTTTAAATCAGGCACCCAGTATTGTTTATCCTTCAAAGTCTTATGCTGCATTACAGGGAGCCAGTATGACAGCACCCCGTCAATATCTTGAAATTGAACTCTTACAAGTGCTTTTGTTTCATCTATTTGAGTGACAATCCCGAATTTAAGCAACACGTTTCACCTCAATCTCAGTCCTGTAACCGCCAAATCTATCAATAATATGACGGGATGTCTGAATATGATATTTCCCATTTAGTGAATAAAAACCAATAATCTCTATATTTGATCCCGCCACTAATTTTGGCGTTCCTATCACTGTGATTGTTCCTTCGGTCTGTAGGCCGTTTTTACGGGCAAGTGCTGCCTTTGCTTTTTCGATTGCCTGCTGCTTATTTTCGCAACGCTCTGTCAGCTTTAAGATATCTCCCTTCACGATTCCCTCTGCCTGCTCGGTATGTGTATATAATTGCTTTGTCTTTGGATCAAAATAAGAAACTGTGCAGGCTTTATATAGTTCGTGTGTTTTGTCCCGCAAAGTATATGAAATCATGTCTTTTCTATCAATCATATATACCGTGTTTGCCGATTCTAAAGCTGCAACCTCATAGAAGACTAAGCGATTATCAACGATTTTAAATACATATCCATAATCTTCGGCAACACGTTTAAGGAAAGAAAGGTCACGCTCTTCTTTTTGAGTAATCCTTTTAATACGGATATCTTTAACCTCACCAACAAGGGTAAACCCGTGTTTTTCCGCAATTTGCTGTGCAATCTGCTTCAGCGTCATATTCTCATAGCTTTGAGTATTCTTTTGACGCAAAGCCTTTGTAATATTTGTGCCGATCCCACGCAGATTTAATGTATCAGGTGGACCGTTAAACTCTAACTCATCTATTTCAAAAGAGCCGCAGGGGAGAAGAGGCTCTCCTTCGTAGCCGATTTTAAGAGTCAAAATATCACCTTTTGCTGGATACCAGGACGATTTCCAAAGATGTGCGCTATCCTCAATCTGTATATCAATTTCATCCGATTTCCCGTGCTCATGGTCCGTATAGGTCACAGATAGCACAAACGGGGAAATATAAGCTGTGATATCTTTCTGCCCATATTCAACAAAAAAAACTGGCTTTCTTACCTTTTCCACGGTGGCAACTCCTCTGCTCTAATAGTATCCTCAACGTCCAGAACAGGCACTTTGATTTTTAGCCCTGCTGGTAGAATCGGGATAATCGACACATCTGGATTTGCCGCCACAATTGGCTCATATTTCAAAGGGTCGCCATAATATTTATAAGCTATCTGGTCCCAGCGCTCGCCTTCGGTTGTTATATGCTCAAAATATTCCATCACTTCTGCCTCACAATCTTACCTGGATCAAAATCCGTTGTTGGTTGTGTTTGTACCGACTGTGCGGTTTCTTTCCTCTTTAAGCCTTGTTCTGGTTTCTTTTTAAATGTTCGCAAGTTTGTTTCCGCATACTCTTTCAATTTTAGTGACACCTCAACGCCAATGATATTTCCTTTTCCATCTGTCTGAGAAGTTGTTTTGGATATCTCTTCAACTACAAACTTCCCTACATATTCACCATTTCCATAAACAAGCGGCAAAGCCTCGTGTTTGGCCGCCTCATCCTGGAGTTTTTTTAGTTCGCCTTCTGGATCGTAGAAAGAAGAGTGCAGGCGGATAGTTATATCTACTGTATCTAAACCGTCACCGATATATTGAAGTCTCGGTTTTCCTTCAATAACGGCATGTTCGGCATAATTATATTGACTTGTTGATGTAAGCGACTCAAAGCCTGTCAAAATATCAAACTGCACTGACCCTAATTGTGCAAACATCAGTAAGCCAACCTCGCTTGTTTCATTTGTGCATCACGGATCATCTTCAAAAGCTCATCTTTATGCTGCTTAAGCATAGCCATAAAATCATCTTTTGCCTGCGGAGATGCACCGTTTATATAAACATTTGGAGAATAATTAACAGTAACCGTTCCAGAGCCCCCGTGACTTCCAGCGAAAGCTGGCAAAGGAAGAGGAATATTTTTAACAACATCAAGCACTTTTGACATAGCATTTTTAAGCGGCTCTGGTTTTACATTTTCCGCAATTGTCTCTACCAGCTTAATTTTATTGATATCCTTAAGCGGGCCCTCTTTGGCTGGGGAGAAGGGGAGAAGGTTTCTAATCCTTTGCACAACTCCCTTAACAGCTTCAACTGGTTTCATAGCCGCCGCTTTAATACCGCTCCAGAGACTACTAACAATCTTTTTTCCTGCCTCAAACAGATTTATCTTCGATAATTGTTTAATGTGACGAATTGCAATCCCAATTGGCGAGTAATCAAAAGCCAGTTTAAAAGGCTTTGAAAGGGCATTTTTTGCCCATTTAAACGCACTTACAATACCTTCCCACAAGCTCTTAAAAAACTTTTTTATGGGCTTCCAGTATTTGATAATTAAAAACGCTCCAGCAGCAATCGCAAGGATAATCCAGGTAATTGGCGAAGCTAAAAACGCCAAGTTCATGGCCTGCACAACACCAATAAAGGTCTTAAACGCCGCTATACCATTCATTACAAAAGAGAGCCCCCAACCTAGCGCTCCCAGGCCAGCAGCCAAAAGCCCAACTGCTGTTACCAGCCCCAAGACTGCGCCTGTCGCTTTTGGGAAACGTTGTGATAACATTGCTATTGGCTGTAAAACCTTTGTAAACAAGCCTAGCGCTCTATTAAAGGCTGGCAACAAGGCCGATCCTGCCATTATAGTTAAGCTTTTAATTGCCTGGCGAGTACGCTTAAACTCCTTGTCCGCTGTATCTGCCATCTTTTTATATGCGCCTTCCGTGGCCCCGGTGCTATTTTTGATCTCACGCACCATTTCTTTGTACTTGTCACGATTGCCCATAAAGTCCTTAAAAAACTCCTGGGCTTCCATGCTGGAGAAAATGTTTGAGATCGCTTCTGCCTGTTTGGCAAAGGGAAGTTTTTCGATCTGCTGGGCAATCATGTCCATTGTGCCAAGCAAATCGTTTTGTTTTAGAGTTTCAGCGTTTATGGTTAAGCCAAGCTCCTGAAACATCTTTTTGGCCTGATTCGTTGGGGCAGACAGGGACTCTAGGGCGTATTTTATTTTTATATAGGCAGATGGCGTTTTCACGCCTGAAAGAGTCATTCTTGCCACTGCTGCTTGAACGTGCTCTAGTGATACGCCCGCAATTGATGCAGATGCACCTACTTCTGCAAAGCTATCGGCGATTTCTTTGAAAGTTGTTTTACCTTTTTTAACGGTTTGAAAGATCACGTCGCTGACTTTTGCCATCTCTGTTGCTGGGATATTAAAACTATTTTTAATGGTCGTTAAAAAATCAACAGAAGTGAAAATATCAGACACCCCAGCTATCGCAGCTTTTCCAGCAGATTTAAGAAACCCGATAGCTTCTTCTGGATCAATCCCGGCGGAGATAGCCTGATACATTGCACCCACAACCCTTAACTCATCTTCGCCGAGTTCTTTCGCTAAGTCTAATATTCTATTGCCATACTTTTCACGAAATTGTGCCACGCTCATGTCTGTCAGCGTTGCAACTTCGGCCAGGCCCTTCTCAAAGCCCATAGCCGAAAAGGCCGGGACCAGGGAGATGGCCGCTGTGGCTGTGCCTCTAAAGACAAGCCCAGTGGAGGCTTCTCTAATGGCTCTCGCCTGATCCCGAAGCTGCTTAAACGGGAGGGACGCTTTTTGCACTGTTTGCTGAAGACGTGAAAGCCCATGAGACAGTTTACCCGTAACTGTATCGAGCTGCCGCATAGTGCGGGTGGTCTCGTTTAAGTCACGGTTTACCTGTTTAAGCGGGCTTGTTAGCTTGTTTACAAGTTTTATGCCGATTCCAAGCTCAAAAAGCATATATCAGGCTTCCTCTCCCGTTTCTGGTTCCTCGTTTTTCATAACCGCCACAAGGCAATCAAGCCAGTAAGCTAGCTCTGTGACGGGCATATTTATTACTGCCTCGAAGCCGAATCCTCCGTGTCTGCAGAGGATAGATACTGCTTCACCAATTCGCCCAGGCCAGATGTATCCAGCAAGGCGTTTGCGAGTTGCAAAAAATCTTTACCCCCCAAGCTTTCTAGCTCTTCAGGTGGGAGCTTCTCGCCGTCAAACGTGCAACACTGAGACATCAAGGCGAGAGTAAACTTTAGGCCCTCGCTTGTCCCAGCGATCCTCTCGGCAGCCACATAATCACGAGCAAGAGGTTCACGGACTTCTATCTCTTTAAATTTTCTTGCTTTTGGCTCAACCTTTTTAATCTTCATAATGTCCCTCCGACTTATGTCTAACTACCAATAAACGCTCTGTACTTTGCAAATACATCCTTGCCAGCCACTTTGTAGATATTAGCAAGCACATCTACTTCCAGGATTTCCTCACCAGAAATAACCTGCTTGACGTAAATGACAGACATATTTGTTTCAAGCTCAACATTCTCATGCTGTTTAAATTTGCCTGTTGGGAAGTTTTTAAAAGTGCCTGCAAAGTGCACTACAAGTGGCACTTCAGAAGCAACTCCCTGGCCTGTGTAGGTTTCAAGGCTCGCTCTTGCCTGCAACTGCACAACCTTTCTGGGATCGCCAGCCTTGAGCAGCATCTCAGGATAAAAGGAGTTCCATTTTATCCTGGCTTCCATCTTGTCAACTCCTGCGAAAAACTCCGCAGAGCCGAGCAACCCCAAACCTTTGTGTTCCTGCATTTTATACTTTATCTCAGGGAGATCTATCTCCTCAGCACGACCGAGAAGACTGTTCCCATCGATATAAACGTTTGCGTTTGTAACCCTATTAACCAAGACCTTCATTATTGACTACCTCCAAGACTTTTTAAAAGTTCTATATTTATAAAGCTTTCAAACGTAATTCTCTCTGCTGGTGTAGGAGGCATAAACTCAATATCAAAAGTAATATGTCCAAGCGCAATCTCTTCTTCTGGGTTTTTTGCAGGATCATACCAGCATTTGCCGTCAATTAGTGCTCCTCTACTAATCAGCGTTCTTATAAATGCGTTCACGCTTTCAGTTATCGCATCTATCAGAGCATCGTTAATTGGGTAATCAATAAACTGGAGCATTGAATATTCTATACTCTCGTGAATAACATCAGCCGTTCTTCTTATATTAATGAAGTTTCTCGGATGCGTTACGCTTGGCCAAGCTGCGCTTCTATTACCCCAGGTGCGAATACCAGTCCCAAAGCTGTTGAATGTTGTCACAATCCCGTTTTCATTAAGCAGATTTACCTCAGAGCTGGGATCATTAATCATCGCAGTAAGCTTTCTCTCAACACCTGTAATCCCCTTAATTTCAGTATTAGAAGGAGACCACCAGTAGCCCTTCTCTAAATCTTTTGCTGCGATCACACCAGCAAGTCTCTGGCTATATGGCTCAAGCCTTTCCGTATCAGTTGCAAGGTCATATACCTTTAGGTGCGGGTAACAGAGCACCATCCTATCGCTCGAATAGTTGAAATTGATAGTTCCTTCTGGCCCACGTCCAGTAATAGCGTCCTGAAAGCTGGTGCCAATTGGAGCATCTACAATAGCCATAGCTCTAAGGTCGCCCGCCAGGACGTTCATTTCAGAAGCTACGCTGTTTTGAGTGCAGTAAGCAGGAGCAATAAGCAATTTTGGGAAGAAGCCAAATAGGTTATAAGAATCCCGCCAGAGCTGCATTCCAGTTCTGTTTCCACTTGCATCGGTTGTACCTATAATCTCAGAATTTTGCACCTGTGTTGGATCAGCATAGTCATAATCTATTGCTACAGTCGCCCCAGAACTAATCGCTCCTGTGCTTACACGGGTGATAATTCCTTCTACATAGTCAACTGTGTAGTCTGTTCCTTCGGTGTATGTGGTTGTCCCATCCTGGTTTTTGACAACCACGTTAGATAGGCCTTCATGCCCAAGATCAATCTGGTCATTAGAGTCAAAAGTGTGCTGCTCGCCCGTTACAGATGTTTTGTGTACGGCTGGGTCAAACACATTGATAACAATTACTATTCCGCTACCCTGGTCAAAAATAGCATCAAGGGCCTGTGGGATAGTGTATCCAGTTCTTTGCGTGCCAAAATACTTTGCGGCGTCACGGTCGTTTAATACTAAAACAGGCTCGTTTATCTTGCGATCAGCCGCATCTACCTTAAAAATTGGGGCGGTCCCCACAAGGCCAATTACTGCTGTTTTGACCGCTCGGATAGGCCTTGATCCTTTTTCTATTTCTATTGTTTCTACGCCGTGCAAGTAGTTTGCGGCCATTACTTACCTCCTTTTTTCTTTT